AGGTGATGTCTTCATATCAACCCTGTTAATCAATTTAGGTATCCCATTTACTGTTTCATCCTCTGTTAATGGTCTACGCTGTATTCCTCGCACATCGAGTTCAACATCGTATTCCACCTTCAAATCTGAAACAGCTTTGTTCAACATTTTTCGATTAACACAGCCAATAGGATGATCAAAACCTTCCATAGCTTTAAATAAGATATCTTGTTTGTATTTGATATCATCATTTAACCTTTCGTCTTTATTTGTTAATACTGATGGTTCTTGCGTAATCTTTGAATAATCGTGAATAAGTGATGGTTCAATTTTACTTTTTGTTTGTGGTTTCAAGTAAGTTCCTTTCTTCATTGTTCCTTTATAAATGATCGAATTCTTTCCCAAATTTGGTGGACATCTTTCATCAACAATAAGTGAAGTAGACTCTATTAAAGCTTCTTCTTCAAATTCTTCAACATTTAAAATTTTAAATGCTTCCGTTAATTGTTGTTGTGTTACAGGTTTAAAGTAACCCAATCCAGTTTTTCTGTTTCTGCAAACTTGAATACCAATGATTTTATTACATTTTCTATCATTAGTACCAATTAATACAGATCCAGACATACCTTGTTCTACTGGGCAGTTAGTTTCGTAAGTATCAATAATGCTATAGCTAGACTCACCTACTGCATACGATAACGCATGAGTATTTGGTTTTGCCATAACATTAGTCATAACTACTGGCACAGGATATGCACCAACTACTACCGCATCCAAATATTGAGAGAGAACTTTTTCATCCATAAAATGTTTGATAATGTTTCTTGCTTGTGGTACCGATTTGTCACACTTGTATACTACTAAGTCAGATGAGCCCAATCTGTGACAATGATTGAGTTCAAAAGTCTGTGTTATCTTCTGTTGTGTTCCAGAAAGATGCTTTATGTCGATTTCAAATTTATCTCCTTCGTTCATATATTCGAAGAAGTGATGGTTAGTTAGTAGTGCTCTACCACCAATACGCACAGCCGTATTAATTTGATTGTTGTTCAAAGATGTTAATAAACAGATATTTCCTTTTTCTAACAATGAATTATAAATTAATTGATAATTTTGATTGGTTACGTTATGTCTGAGCATAGGTTCAATTTCTTGCATCCTACTAGTTGCTATCAATAAAGGTTTTGGTGGACTTCTTCTAGGTTTAGATATGTTATATTGTGCTTTTGTTGGTTCCAATTCTTCTTCCGATTCTTGCTTCTTAGATATTAATGAAGCAACACAAAGAACACCCATACTTAGAGTTAAAGTTCCAATAACTTTAAAAATAGGTTTACTAGCGTATTCCAATATTTGATCTTTAATCCATGACAAACTTAATTTCATATTTGCTGCATAATTACGAGTCTTATACATTAAATATGGTTCTTTAAAATCATGAATGGTTCTATCTAATCGTAACTTACAAAATTCCAAAAATTCATTATTCATACGATCGTGTTTTATACATTTACAATTCCAAAGTTCAATTTCAATTCCTGGAGCCAATACATGTTTAACTGTATTAACTCTTCCCAGCAAACAGCTCAGAAAGGTAGCTCGATGAATTCCTGTATTTGGTATTAGTGATGTACTCTCTAATTCGCTACCAAAACATTCTTCATACAAACTATCAATTTCCTCGCTAGTTGCATTATTACCTTTAATAATTGTTTGTTCTTTATCCCAGTGTTTATCAAATTCTTTAACTAAATATACCATAAATTCTCTAACACTTTTAAATTCTTTAATAGGTCTTCCTTCTGAATTTTGTAATTGTATTCTAACTTTCTTATTTCCTAATGCTGGTTCTTTTTCATAATTTTCGTTGTAAATAAATTCACATCTAATTGCTTGTCTAAGTTTTAAAGCTTCCGGACTTGCAATTCCATGAGGGCTCATATTACTATCGTTTGAAGTAGTAACAAGAATCTTTGATGTAAAGGGTATACCTTTATCATCTAAAGCTGCTTGATTTGTATAGTGTGGAACACTAGACACCCATGTAATTACATCGATCGCAGAAGATCTATCACCTAGTGGAGTCGAATCTTGAAGAAAATCATCAATACCTACTATATATTGACCAGTGTAATGTGTTAAATATTTTTCAGTAAAATTAACTGGATAATACCAATTATCCTTAGCTGGAATGTCATATTTTGCTCTCTTATTTAGTAAATGATATAAAGTTTCTACTAAATAGGTCGTAAAAACCGACTTACCAAGCTGAGGTTTACCTATAATATTTATCCAAAACGGTTTGAATCTATATACGTCTATCTTTGGTTTCTTCATTACAATTTTCCTTAATTTTCCTAATTCCGTTGTTTGATTTTTAATGTATTCACGTGTAGCAACTGGTATTTCAATAGGTTGTGTAGCTAATTTTAAATTTATTTCTTCTAATATTTTATAATTAAATTCTAAACGTTGTTGATAAGATGTGTTTTGTTGTAAAATTAATAAATTTGCTGGATTATTAATAAATTCCAAATAATCAAAGAATTCTTGTTTCTTACAATTGTCTGTTTCCTGTATATCTGATTCCATTATTAATTTTGTTAATACATCATCACATTTTCCAATGGTTAATTCAAATAATGCTTGCTGTAAATATTTTGAAAAATCACTAATCATAGCTTGCATAGCATAAATTCCTGCTTTTCCTCTAGCAATACAACTTAAAGCATTAGCAATTGTTACAGATACACACTTACTATTTGGTGATAGGAATAAATCCGCACCAATTATAGCAGATGCAAATATAACAATTACCGATGCAATAGCTGTAGCTATTCCAGCTGTAGAGTCTGTATACTTGTTTAAATTGACTAGCTCTTCTTGCAACTTGGAACTTATATTAAGTGATGTTGCCTCCAGAGCTATCTCTGTTTCAGGTTGTTGCGAGAAAGTAAATACAGATTGTATTTTGTGGAAAGTGTGATTAAATAATTCCAAAACTTGTTTTAATAAAGATGTTAATGGTATGAATTCTCTGATAACTTTTAAAAATGTCATAATTAATTTTGATAAAGAAAAATTTAAAACGAGATCTATACTCTCTAATGTCCAGTACTCCATCATATCTTGATAACTTTTGTTTGATGGAAAGAATGCTAAAAATAAATTATACAAAGATAAGCCAGCGTGTTTAGTTGCTGCTATCAAACTAGTTGCTTCTAATTCACAATGACATTGCAGTGATAAAGGTATAGGGTCTGCAATAATACGATCATTTTCATAAATTTCTTGTAAATGATAATAAAATAAAGTATCAACATCCGGAATCTCATTATAGTCAAAAGGCAAAACTTCAGTTGGATATCTCTTTAAAAACTTTTCTCTAAATTC